GAAGCGAAATTGCAACAATGCTCAGTGAAGCTTATGAGAATACACCTGTTACAACATAAGGAGGGAACATGGGAGCGATATTAAAAGAATTGCATAATTCGGCATCGAAGTTCCAGTTCCCTTCGATGCCAAAAGATGATGTTGATGTAAAAAGAGAAACAGCATATCAGGAATATAACATTCTTGGAAAAGGAAAAATGAGTTACCCATCTGGCATGGGAAACCAGACCATAAAATGGTCAGGATATTTCTGGGGGGCAGGCAGAAAAAAGCTTGCCTCCGTAAACCAGAAATGGATAGCACCAAAAACCTGCATCAGCAAGCTGAAAAGCTGGCAGACAAAAAAGACACCGTTAAATCTGGTGGTTTCTGAAGCTGGCATCAATGAAGATGTTACTATCAAATCTTTTGAGTATAAGCCTTTTGGCGGGCATGGGGACTATTCGTACGAGATATCTTTTGTTCCATATGTCGAGATGAAGATTTATACAACAAAGGAACTGGGGACTAAGAAAAAAGCTAAAAAGAAAAAGAAAACCACTAGGCCAAGTACCAAGAAATCTACTAAAAAGAAAAAGACCTACAGGATTGTCCGAGGCGATACGCTTTGCGGAATATCTCGTAAGAAATATAAAACTGAATCAAAGTGGAGAAATATCTACAATGCCAATAAGAAGGTTATTGAAGCGGCTGCTAAGAAACATGGCCGGCGCAATAGCGACAATGGACATTGGATATATCCAGGAACAGTACTGACTTTACCATAAGGAGGCGAGAGTATTGATAGATCCAATGAAATATAAATACCTCGTGGCCATTATGACTGCAGATAAAAAGGCTTACGACATCACACAATTTGTCGAAGATGTATCCTGGGAAGAGGGAGAGGACCAGCTTGCGGCCAGAATTAGTTTTTCGGCCAAGAACGATAAAACTTCAAAGGGAAGAATTTCTTCTCTTGCCAAGCCTGGGTGTTATGCAGCACTTTTGTATTCCTATAATGGTGGCAAAAATGCCGAAGCAACCAGAGGAAAAATAGTTGAATGGAATCCTTCAGCGAGAACATCCGGAGAGAAATTTAAGGTAAAGGCATACGATGTTCTATATGATCTGCAGGAATCACAAGATCATGTATATTTTTCAGCCGGCGTAAAGACAAAGTCAGCCATAGTCCAAGTGCTGAAACGCTGGGGCATAAAGGTCACATCTTACAGCGGACCAAATGTGAAGCATGGGAAGCTGGCTTATAAGTCTGAAAAGCTTGGAACAGTGGTTGTGAAAATCCTCAAGGAAGCCAAAAAGAAAGGCGGCATTGAGGCATGTCTGCGGGCTGTGAAAATGAATGTGACCGTAGTTGGTTTTGGAACAAATAAAACAGTATATCATTTTGAAGAAACACAGCATCTTACAGAAGTAAACCATAAGATCAGCACTACCGGGATGGTTACAAGGGTAAAAATCATCGGAAAAGCAAATGATGATGGATGCTCACCTGTTGAGGCTACAGTTGATGGAAAGACAAGCTACGGAATCCGCCAGAAGATTGTTTCCAGAGGAACTAATGACACATTAGATGAGGCAAAAAAAGAAGCGAGAGAGATTCTTGCAGATGATGGCAAACCAAAGGAAGAAATCACGATAAAACTTCCGGATATTCCTATCATTCGGAAGGGTGACAAGATTCATCTAAAAACAGCTTCAATAAGTGCTGGGTATTATATCGTAATATCTGCTACGCATGATGTAGATAAAATGCTTATGACACTGGGACTGAAAAAAGCACCGGCAGCAAAAAAGAGCAGTGGGAATAAAAAAACAAAAGCAAAATCATATGATGTTGGGGACATTGTTAATTTCCATGGCGGTAAGCATTATGTCAGCAGTTATCCAGATGCCAGAGGATACAGTGTAGGAGCCGGAAAAGCAAAAATCACGATCAAAGGTGGTTCCGGAAAAGCACACCCATGGCATCTGGTTACACAAAACTGGAATCAGACTCATGTCTGGGGCTGGGTTGACGATGGATCATTTGACTGACAGGAGGAACATTATGTCAAAAATGGAAAAAAATGGAATGGAAAAGCTTGCAAAGGTATTGGATTCGAGAATGGGAGAACACTCAGGAGGAGGATTTTCGTTCGACTTTGGAGTGATCAAGAAAGATTATTCCCTTGTTTCCAATACTTTTCCTTTGCCTATTCCTAAAAAGGATTATTCTGTCTGCAGACTTTTGGCCAATCTATCAACAAACGTATCTGGAGGAACACACGGAGGGCATAACAGCGGAACGGGATCACATAGCCATAAGGTGGTTATGCCTAAGTTAAAACCGGGAGATCGTGTGCTTATCGTATGGGTTGAGGGAGAACCTGTAGTCATAGATGTAGTAGTCAAGGCAAGTGGATTATAGGAGGCAATATGGAAGAAGAATCAAAAAATTTACTGCCGACTGTGGATGTTCCAGATTTTGTGGATGAAGAGGAAGATGAAGAATATGACGTTGACTATAAGCCATCGCCAATGTGGGATCTTGAAAAAGGAGATTTCGTTCGCACCGCCGCAAATAATGTGCCAATGAACGATGGATATGAAGCATATAAAATATGGTGTGTAAAAACGGTATCTACAGAAAGATATTCTTGCCTGGGATATTCAGATGATCATGGAACTGAAACAGAAGATATAACAAGAGAATCTGACCAAAGCACTGTAGAACTTTCTCTAGAAAGGACAATCCAGGAAGCTCTGATGGTCAATCCGCGGACATCATCGGTAGAAGAGTTTTCTTTTGAATGGGGTACTGGGAGGGTAAAAGTATCATTCATAGTTTATTCTGTTGATGGAGAACCCTTTACCGTTGATTCAATCATAGAAGTTTAGAGGAGGTGGTTAATATGGCTAGACCAGAATTTGAAATTCCGGAATTTGTGTCAGAAAGTGATTCTGACCAGATACAGGAGAGGATGATGGGAAACCTTCCGGCGGATATATCGGATATGGAAGGTGATTTCCCATATGATTTTACCATGCCTACGGCCATCGAGATATCTCAGCTTGTACAGTTCAATCTTGTTCGCTGCCTGATGGTTGCGTTTCCGGAATATTCCTGGGGCGATTGGATGGATCTGCATGGCGCAGAAGCAGGAGTGACAAGGAAAGAAGCTGTAGCAGCAACTGGAACAGTGTCTGTTACGGCGGCTTATGGCACAGTATTGGCAGCAGGCACAGTCTTTGCGGTTCCTGCAACAGATCAGATGGAAGCTGTTGAGTTCCAGACTTTACGAACTGTTACGTTCACAGAGAATGAAACCATGGACCTTGCGGTTGAAGCGGTCACTCCGGGGGTATCCGGGAATGTTCCGGCAAATACGATTACAATTATGGCATCACCGATCAATGGCGTTACAGCAATTACCAACAGCGAGAAAACATCGGGTGGTGCTGAAGAAGAAAATGATGAAGATTATTATGAACGAATCCATGCAGAATTCCAAGATTCGCAGTTCTATGTAGCGAATGATGCTGACTATATTAAGTGGGCCAAAGAAGTCCCCGGGATTGGAGATTGTATTGTAGAACCAGCTGTTGAAGGACCAGGAACAGTGGGATTGATCTTAGTTGATAGCAACGGACAGCCCGCATCAAGTACACTGGTCACAGCAGTTTACAACCATATCGTTTCTCCGGACGACAGGAGCAAAAGACTGTTGCCTACTGGATCGTCTAAGCTGATCGTCAAGTCAGCTACAGTAAAAACTGTAGATTTTGCCTGTACAGGACTTGTTCTGGATGGCGTTGGATTGGATGATGTAATCTCGACATTCAAAACTGAAATGATGGCAGTCTATTCCGCGGCGAAAGAAACAAATATCCTCCGGTACAATTCGGCTCGAACAGTACTGTCAACCATAACCGGAGTAAGCGATTTCATAGATTTTACGATGGATGGAAAGAGAGAAAACATTCACCTTTCATCAAGCGAGTATGCAGATACCGGTAATGTGACATTTACATTAGAGGGGGCTGAGACATGAGTATAGATCTGGAAAGATTCCCGTGGAGCGATTCGGCCAACAGAATGCTGACATATGTAACTAAAGGCTGGTATGATAAATCCTATGTCGGAAAATGGATATACGAAGTTATGGGCAGAGAGCTTGATCTGGCCACTGTGCATATTGAAGAACTTCCATACCAGATGTTTATCGATACAGCTACATGGGGACTTAAATATCATGAGATCAAGTATGGACTGCCCGTAAGAGAAGACCTGTCATATGAAGAAAGACGACGGTTGCTCCGTGAAAAGAAAAACACAAAAGCACCAATGACCCCATGGCGAATGGAACAGATTTTAAAAGGCGTGACGGATTATGATGTCCAGGTTCATGATTGTAATGAGCCGGGACATTATTTTTCTCACCCTAACATATTCAGCGTTCAATTGGAAGGTGAAACAGAGGTAGAACTAGGAGAAGTTAAGAGTAAAGTCGATAAGCTGAAGCAATCACACACAGTATATCTTCTTTCTGTTATCCTCATGCTTATTGAATGCACAGAGAGCTTTGAACAGAGAGTGACGTATCATTCAGATTTTTCATGGTGGAAGTATTCTCTTGATGGTTCCTTCGCTCTTGACGGCAGTATCAATCTGAATCATTGGTATCCGACAGAATTTCGCCCAGTCTATCCATTTGATACAGTCTTAACTGAGAATTTTATAGCAGATCGAATTTTTCACCGGATTCCAGATGTATATCATGAAAATATATTTAAGCCTTCCTTTTTCGTACGAAGCGATTTTGTATGGTGGGAAGGTTTTCTTGATGGAAACTTTTCACTGAACGGAACGAGAAAGCTCAATTCTTGGTATCCGATGGAAACTTTTATCGGGCATAGGCTGTTTATCGGCAATCAGGAGGCTTTTGAAACGAAACAGTGTATTTCATTGCCTGATATGATTAATGCTGAGAAAGCTGATTTTAGAGGCACACAGAGGGTAATTATGGGCTGGCGTGATGGTAATAAGATCCTGGACGGCAACTGTTTGTTAGACGGGACTTTATTGCTTGATGCAGGAGAGCCGCCATATCTGCAGACAGTTCGGATTCGTGCGCCTGTTAAACACGAAGAAGAAGTAGAGGTCACAATGGTTATTCCTTCACGGGCCGCAAGACTGGATGGAACGTGTAGGCTAGATGGAAGTGTAAAACTAAATTCAGGAAGGGAGGTCCTTTAAATGGCAGGGACTACAGTTACAACACTGGCAAAGAAAAAAATGGTAAAAGCAAGAGCGGGGATTTCATCGCTCCCAAAGATTGTAGGCATGGCTTTTGGTGATGGAGGTGTAGATTCGGGTGGAACAGTAAAATCACACAGCGCCGATCAGAACACCTTACATCATGAATTACTTCGCAAGAATGTTGATGGTTACGAGGTTCTTTCTGACACAAAAATCAGATATCGTTGCACATTGGCGGAAAATGAGCTGGCAAACACTTATATTTCTGAGGTTGGATTATATGATGCAGACGGAGATATGGTGGCCATGAAAGCATTCCTGAAGAAAGGAAAAGATGCAGACATGGAATGCGTGTTCGAGTGTGATGATACATTCTAACGTATTTCGATATTTTGTAACAAGTAATCGGATAATGATAGATAAATGTTATCATAAGGAGGTAGAAAATGTCGTATTTCGATATTTCTGGAGCTGTTTTCAACAATCAGCTCCGCGAATTAGAAACTTCTGATCCTGTTCATGCAGATGTGTTTAACGCTGTCTTTCGACAGTTGATAAATAATGACGTGGCACTTATGGAAGCCGCCAGCATGTTTGCGGGAGAAAAAAACAAACAGGCTGAATTCATTCTTAATCTCAAGAGAACTGGGAAAAAATATGGGGTTCATCATAGTGCATTTGATGTATCGCCATT